CGGGTGGCCTCCCAGTTCTCGAGCCGCACCGTGACCTTGATCTCCGACGTGGGCGCCGCAAGCGTGCGCGGCGTGCTGATGTGCTTGAAGTCCGTCCGGGGGCGGGCGAGCCGCACGCGGGAGCCGGAGACCTGAATGCCAGGCGCCACATCGGTGGTCCCGAGCATGACAGCCCGGAACTGCAAGAGGGGTGGCAGGCCGACCAGCTTCGCGGGCGTAATGCTGTCAATGGTCTCCCACTGACCGCCGGACGCCTGAACCTCGAACTTCACATCGCACGACCTCGGCACGACCATGCCCGCCATGATGTCGAGCGATGCGATGCCGCCGGACAGAGACAGGGGCGCGAGCTCGACCGTCGTGCGGACCTGATTGAAGCGGGCGAACTCGACGGAGAAGACGAGATCCTTGGTCACGTCGCCGTCGAACCATGCGCCATCGGTCGAGTAGAACAGGGTGCCCTGCGCGTACTCGCCGCCGGTGGCGGTGGCGACATAGTCATCGGCTGCCGTGATGAGCACGATCGCATACCGCTTGCCGGCCGACAGGAACGTCGGCGCCAGCGGGAACAGGGTCGTACCTTCCGCCGGATAGGTCTTCAGATCGCCGCGGGGGACCGTCACCTGGGCGACGGCGTTTTCGATGTCCGGGGCGCCCTTATAGGTCTCGCAGAGCGCCATGGTGATCGAGCCCGAGCCGGCGAGCCGCGTCAGGCCGACCTTGACGCCCGTACACCAGCCGTCCTGCGAGTTCAGGAAGGTCTGCGCGATCGTCTGGCCGTTGATGGCGTTCGTTGTGGTGAGAACATCCCAGTAGGGGTCTTCAAAGGTGTCGATCCAATACTGGGTGAGCCTGATCCACGAGTGGTTGCCGCGCAGCTCTTCGGGGTTGGAAACCGTGAAGGTTTCTCCGGCCTTGGTGAAGGTGCCAGAGACCGGGTCATAGGTGCCGCCGACCCACCAGTTCCGGTTGTTGGTGCAGACCGAGAACTCCTGGCCATAGCGGATGCGCTGACGCGACATCGTCTTCTGGACGATCGTCTGGGTCTGATACTGGTAGGTCGAAACCCGGATCTCACCAGAATAGGCGCTCACGTTGATGCGCGGCGCCGAGACGAAGGCCGGCAGCAGAATGCCGGACTGGACGACCTGGGCGGGGTCGAGAGGGTTGAACACCGAGATCTGGGTGTCGGCCGCAGCCGCGGGCGAGAAGCGGATGCCCTCTTCGACCTTCGCCAAGAAGTCGAGGTTGGCCGTGTCGCTCTCCGCCTGCGACAGGTAGAAGTCGGCCGCGTAGGAGGCATAGTCGTCGGGAAGGCCGACAACATCCTTCAGGCGGGCGATGTCCGAAGCCATCTCGATGATGGCCCGCGTCGAGGCCGAGCCGCGCATGCGGTTCGCGAGCGCCGACAGGTCGGTTGCGATCGTCTGAATGCGGGGTTCCGCGCTGTCGCGGAAGACCTCGAGCGTGGTGACGCGGTTCGCCACGTCGCCGAGCTTCGGCAGACGGTTGGAGGCGATCATCCGGATCTCTTCGATGCCGGTGGTGCCGAGGACGATGTCGCAGACGGCGAGGTACTGCGAGGCGATCGGCGGACGCTGCGGGTCGGCGCTCTCGATGCCCGAAACCAGGCCGATCTGGGCGACGCGCATCGACCGCATGGCCGTCGACTGCGGCTGAGTGGCGCGCGTCACGACATCGACGAGGAACTGCCGCGGCTGGACGTCCTGGTTCAGGTCATCGACGCCAACGACCGTGACGGTGACGATGCGCTTCGCGGCGAGGGGCAGGTACTCGAAGAGGTTCCTGTCGGCATTGCTTTCGCTGGCGTGCATCTCGCCATTGGCATAGAGGCGGCCGGGCGCGATGCGGACGTTGATCGTGTCCAGCGACGTGACCTCGAAGCCGGAGAACTTCATTTCGGCTGTGATCGCGTCACGGCCGAAATGGTCGAAGGTCTCCGCCGCATAGGCCTGAAGGTTGTTGTGGTCGCCGGCAGTCTGCTCCTGGCGCGGCTTGAACTGGACTTGCTTCAGCATGGGTTAACCTCTTACGGGAAGGCCGAGCCGGAAGTGACCGATGAAGATGTCCCCGCCGATGACGGGGACGCGATCGACCTCTGTGTCGACGAGGACTGTTTCGTGGGCCGCCGTCGCGACCTCGATGGCATCGAGAACGCGGTGCATGGCGGTCGGCGGGGTCTCGACGAAGAAGCCCCCGACGAAGTCGTCGACGGCGTCCATCGGGCGCTTGTCTCTGATGGAAACCAGAAGCTCGGCCGTGTGGGGGGCGATGCCGAACCGGTCATCGTTCATGAACGACGTAGCCGCCCCGCCGATGATGTCGCGGTCCCGGTCGTGGAGCCGGATGCTGTCGTAGAGGTACTGGTCGGCCAGGTCGGAGACGAAGTGCCAGCCGTCCATGATCGAGCTGCAATAGACCCCATCAAGGGCCAGCCCCTCGACGGCAACACGCTCCGGAATGATGGCGATCGGGGCGAGCCCCTCGGTGGCAGCCTTGAGGCCATCGAGCCCTGTCATCGACGCCGTCAGGATGGAGACGGAGATGACACGGGCAGCCGTCGAGGGCTCACCGAAGTGGTCCTGCTCGACCGGACCACCGTCGAAGAAGCTGGCGCCCCATCCAGATCCAGGGATCAGGTAGCGCTCTTGCCCAGGCAGGGGCAGGCCGGTTTCTGGATCGACGATCTGCTCGATCACGAGCGGGATGTCGATGTCGAGGAGGCTGTCGATCAGCCGAGCGCGGCGGCCGAAGAACAGCGCAGCCTCATTCTCCTGGTAGAAGGCCGGGATGGCGCCGCCCGCGTCGCAGTCGAACGATGAGATGTCCTCTCCGTCGAAGCTGCCGCAGAAGGAGCGATGCATGGCGTCCGAACGCTGAGCACCCTGCAGAATGCGGATCTCGGGCAGGCGCCGCATGAAGTCCAGGCGCTCGCTGAGCGAGAGACCAGCCGAGAGAAACGATCGGGCCGGAGGGACAATCGCCCGCACCACCTCGCCATCCGCGAGGGCGGCGTAGCGCCTGATCCCCTCGAGAGTGCCCTTGAGGCGGTGCATCTCGAAAGACGAGCGGACGACGTCGCGCTTCTTTTCGACCGGCCAGTCCTGCTGCCAGACGTCGACCGACAGCGCCCAGGCCAGATAGGGCAGCAGCGCCTCCGGGCAGCTACCGGGGCGCCACAGGTCCGCAATCGGGACGGGGATCTCGTGGTGCAGCTCCGCAGCCAGCAGGGCCACCTCGAACTTGGTGGCCGATGCCGGCAGGATCTCGGTGGCCGTGTCGATCCACCTTTGCACCTCACCGGGCGCCGGCTGGATCGTCATCAGACGAACTCCGTGGTCACGGAAACGGTCGCCAGGCGCGCGAGCTCATCCCTCGCCGGCGCGACGTCCGCGACCGGAGCCGTGAGGCGAACCCTCTCGACGCCGGGCACGGTGAGCGCCGCGAAGATCGACGAGACGGGGATGCGATAGCCGACCCGGAAACGGGCGCGTGCGAAAGCCCGGAGGGCGGCCTCGGCGTTGGCCCGGATGATCTCCGGATCTGGCCCGCGGAGGATCTCGAGCACCGCCGTGACGTTGTAGGGCACGATGTCTGCGGCACGGGCCGTGACGGCGACGGTCAGCGGGCGGATGTCGTCGCGAACCAGTCGCTGCCGGACGCGCTCGACGACCTCCTCCGAGGCCTCACCGGTCGGACCCGCCTGGACGACAACGTCAACCTGCCCCGGCTCGGGGACAATGAGGCCAACATCGGTGACCGTCGGGTCGGCGGCCATTGCGTGGAAGATGTAGGCGCCGCGGGTGCCGGCAGTTGCGAGGGCCTCAGGGGCGAGCTGGGCGCGGGCGCGGAGCCTTGCATCGCTCTCCAGCACTGCCGGCTCATCGCCGGTCGCGGGGGAGATGACGGCTCTGGAGACCCCATAGAGGGCAGCGAGGTGGTCGAGATCGGTGCCGCCGGCGAAGGCCAGCATCACGCTCCTCGCCGCATCGTTCACGCGGGCCCGGTCAAGCGTGCGCTGGTAGCTGAAGGCCTGGCCCGTCACCACGATGGGGTCGGTCTCGAGGTCGCCGACATCGTAGTTGAACCCGGTGACCGCCGCCGAGGCGATGAACGCCGCGATGAAGTCCGCGTTGAGCCCCTCGAAGTCGAGCGCCTGCAGAACCTGCGGTGCCGGAAGGCGCGACAGGTCGATCGTGTCGAAGCGGGCCATCAGAGGCTTTCCACGGAGATCTGGTCGTTCAAGTCGACGGCCACGCGCCTCTCGCCGAATGGCGTCTTATCCCCGAGGTGACCTCGGGGCCGGTAGATGCCGCGGACATCGAAGCCAAGGGCGCCCTTCCGCATCTCCTCGGGCGTCGTCTTCCGCAGTGTGATCTGCACGATCGAGAACCTTGGCTCACGGAAGTCCGTGACGATCTTCAGGCAGTTCCAAAACCGGAGGATGTTGGCCTCGGTCATGTTCTCGCCGAGCAGGCGAAGGCCAGGGTTCCCGAAGTCCTCCCGCATCACCCGCTCGCCAAGGAAGGTCGACCAGATGACGCCGAGGCTCTGGACGACATGCCCCCAGCCATAGAGGGGAAGCCCCGTGAAGCGATTGACGCCTGCGCTGGCCTCTCGATCGCTCACGCCGGTGTCCCCGTCTGTCCGCCGCCGGGCTCAACGCCCGTGTGGGTGTGGCTGCTGCCGATGCTCTTGCCGTCATGGGTGACGTCGCCGCCGGTCTGTTGCAGTCCGGCGCCGGCGAAGGTCCATGTGGTCCCGCCGGCCGTGACGGTCAGCGTGCCGCTCTTGATCGCCATCCGGACGCCGCCGCCGTCGTGGAGAACGTGCTCCCCAGCAACCGTCGACGGGCTCGCGCCGGCCTGATGATGGTTGGACGGCGAGACCTCCGCGCCCTGCCAGTCCCCGTCGGGGTTCTGGAGCATGACGTGNNTCGCCGACCGTGTAGGCGTGACGGGTCTTCGCCCCCGCGCCGTTGCCGCCCGAGACGGGCAGCCAGGGCGTCAGGATGGGCTGCCCGTCGTCGTCGTTGCCCAGCTTGATCTGGACTTCGTTGCCGCCTGCCCGAATGGCGTGGACCGTCCCTCGCCGAAGCATCTGCGACTGGCGCCGCCGAAGCTCGGCCACCTC